GTCTGAACCATTATTTCTTAAGGACGTTGCCGAAATGCTTGATAACGTCCTCAATTACTTCATCGCTAATGCTCCTGATGCTATTGCTCGTGCAAAGTTTAGTGCCGAGCGAGAGCGTTCTATTGGTATCGGTGCTCTTGGGTTCCATGCTTATCTACAGCGCAATGGCATTGCTTTTGAAGGAGTAATGGCCAAAGTTGCAAACAATAAAATATTCAAACATATTAGAGAAGGATTAAATAATGCAAATCTTGAATTGGGTGCAGAACGTGGCTCTCCTCCTGATTGTGTTGGCACCGGTCTACGGTTCTCTCATGTTATGGCTATTGCCCCAAATGCTTCTAGTTCCATTATTATGGGCAACACCAGTCCTTCTGTTGAGCCATATCGTGCTAATGCTTACAGACAAGACACATTATCAGGAGCATATCTAAACAAGAATCGTTGGTTGGATGAATTGATTATTAAACTATCACATGATAAACCAGAAGATTGGTATAATGATGTTTGGTCATCTATCATTGCTAATGATGGTTCTGTTCAACATTTAGAATGGATGTCCGACCACGATAAAGATGTATTTAAAACAAGTATGGAAATCGACCAGAGATGGGTGATTGAATTGGCTTCTGATAGACAACAATATATCGACCAAGCACAATCACTTAATTTGTTCTTTAGACCAGATGTTAATTTGAAGTATCTCCATGCTTGTCATTTCCTTGCATGGAAAAAAGGATTGAAAACTCTATACTATTGTCGTTCTGAGAAAATTGGTAAAGCAGACAAAGTTGCCAAAAAGATTGAAAGAGAAGTGATTAAAGAATTGGATATGAGCGCTATTGCTCAAGGCAACGAATGTTTGGCTTGCGAAGGTTAATTTTAAAGGAAAACAATAATGACAAAAAAAGTAGAATCAAATCTATCAGAAGAACGCAACTATTTCAAACCTTTTAATTATCCTTGGGCTTATGAGGCATGGTTAAAACATGAACAATCTCATTGGTTACACACCGAAGTTCCTATGGCTGAAGATGTAAAAGATTGGAAGAAAAAATTAACCAAAGAAGAAAAAACATTTCTAACACAAATCTTCCGTTTCTTTACACAAGGTGATATTGATGTGGCTGGTGGTTATGTTAAGAATTATCTGCCATATTTTCCACAACCTGAAGTTCGTATGATGCTCACAGGATTCGCTGCCAGAGAGGCGTTACATATTGCAGCCTACTCACACCTAATTGAAACACTAGGTCTACCTGAAACCACTTACAATGAGTTCCTAGAGTATGAGGCAATGAGAGAGAAACATGACTATGTTATGGAAATCTCCAGCAAGAATACCACTAGAGAGAATACCGCAACACATATTGCCGTGTTCTCAGCCTTTACCGAAGGTATGCAACTATTCAGTTCATTTATTATGTTGTTGAATTTTGCTCGTCATGGTAAAATGAAAGGTATGGGACAAATTATCACATGGTCGATTGTTGATGAAACACAACACGCAGAGTCTATGGTTAAATTGTTTAGAACATACATAGAAGAAAATCGTGAGATTTGGAATGATGAACTCAAAGGAAGAATCTACACGATTGCAGAAAGAATGGTTCAACTAGAAGATAAGTTTATTGACCTCGCATTTGGTGTAAATCAAATGGAAGGTCTATCAGCAGAAGATGTTAAAAAGTATATTCGTTATATTGCAGACCGCCGCCTAATTTCTTTAGGACTAAAAGGTGTGTTTAAAGTGAAAAAGAATCCTCTACCATGGGTAGAAGAAATGATTAACGCACCAACACATACTAATTTCTTTGAAAATCGTGCTACTGATTATGCAAAAGGAGCTTTATCAGGAAATTGGGGTGATGTGTGGGCTCATTAAGGAATTTAAATGACAGACAAATTATTATCAGGTGAATGTCTAAGTTGTGAATCAACATATTCAGTATCGTATATGGAAGAAATGGTTTCTCAAGATTTACCAGAACATTGCCCATTCTGCGGTGAACAAATCGAAGAATTATCCGAGGACTATATAGAGGATGATGACGATGATTTGGACACTAGGGAATGGGACTAAACTGGCAATATGATGGTAAAGATTTTACGGAAGACTTGATTGGTAATAATTACGGGTTCGTGTATCAGATAACCAATCTGACGAATGGTAAAAAATACATAGGCAAGAAATTTTTTTACTCTGCCAAAACCAAACAAGTCAAAGGTAAAAAGAAAAAGTATAAAGCCAACTCAGATTGGCAAACTTACTATGGAAGTAGTGACATCTTGAAGCAAGATGTGTTACAATACGGACATGATAAATTTGTCCGTGAAATAATTCACTTATGCCACTCTAAAGGTATGTGTTCTTATTTGGAAGCAAAAGAACAGTTTACTAAAGGTGTATTAGAGAGTGATGAATATTATAACACATGGATAATGGTAAGAGTTAGAAAGGCTCACATTAAGGAAAAAGATGCTGGATTACCTACAACCACTAAAAGAAAAAAACCTTGACTTCTTTACATTTCTAGCAGGAGATGAAGAAGGTCGAGTTGATATTATGAGTTCTGAATACTCAAATCCAGGAGAAAAGTTGGGTGCCACTTCTCTTGGTGATTTATATCATATCGTATTGTTCCGTGAGAGCAAAGAAAATCCAGAAGAATATGATGAGTTTGATGACTTTGAAGCCATTCTTGCTTGTCCATTAGAATATGTTTCAGGATTAATACCAGGTGGTTTTTATGGTATAATTGCCAGAAAGACTACCACATCACATAAGTTGGTAAACAAACTGCTTGCCATGATGAAGAAAAAGTGATATAATGTAATTTTGAAACTGTGAAAGTTTGTTATGATTCTCGTTGATTTAAATCAAGTATTACTATCTGGCCTTATGGCTCAGATTTCAAACCAAAAGGGTGTTAAACTGGACGAAGGCCTAGTTCGACACATGATTCTCAATATTCTCCGTATGCACATCCGCAACTTTCGTAAAGATTATGGTGATGTTGTATTGTGTTGTGATAACCGTAAATATTGGCGTAAAGAATATTTTCCATTCTACAAAGCTGGTCGTAAGAAAACTCGTGAAAAGTCTGATTTAGATTGGCATATGATTTTTGATATGTTGGCCAAATTTAAATTAGAATTGCGTGAAAACTTTCCATATAAAGTGATTGATGTAGAAGGTGCAGAGGCTGATGACATTATTGGCACACTAGTACCAATCTATGCACCACACCAGAAGATATTGATTCTATCAAGTGATGGCGACTTTTTACAGTTACAAAATTATGGTAGTAATGTAAAACAATACAACCCAGCACAAAAGAAATTTGTCAAATCTGAAAATCCCATTGAAGAATTGAAAGAGAAGATTATTCGTGGTGATAAAGGTGACGGTATTCCAAATATGTTCTCACCATCTGATTGTTTTGTCCGTGACCTTAGACAGAAACCTATAACTAAGGGAGTATTGGATAAGTATCTAAAAGAAGATGTGGCCAACTACAATGAAACTGATAAAGCCAACTATACCAGAAATGCCACACTTATTGACCTTACTTTTATTCCAAAAGAGATAAAAGAAAAAATCATAAATACCTATGATGAAACAAAACCGGCATCTCGCCAAAAACTGTTAAATTATTTTATTGAAAACAAACTGAAAAATTTAATGGACGTTATTGAGGAATTTTAATGAAAAATATCTATGAAGTGTTTGACGAATTTGAAGCTGCAACAACAAAAAAAGAACGAATGGCAGTAATTGAAAAGAATCTATCAAAAACATTGGTAGAAGTCTTAGAATTTACTTTTCATCCAGGTCATAAATGGAAAATAAAAGAAATGCCAGAAAACTACAAAATTCCTGATACAAAGCCAGGAATTTCTGTTGCTCAACTATCTACGGAAATTCGTAGAATCTATCTGTTTCAGGAAGGACATCCTGAGGCTGAAAAACTCTCTCCAAGAAAACAAAACGAACTATTGATTTTATTCTTAGAATCTTTAGAACCTCGTGAAGCTGAAGTTGTGATGGGTATCTTTCAAAAGAACCAAGGTGTGAAAGGATTGACATATAATTTTGTTAAAGAGGCGTTCCCCAATCTTTTACCCTAAATGCACGATAAAGAACGAATCATTGTAGTTACCGGTGAGTTTGATCCTTTAGAATCCAACGAATTACACTTTTTACAAAGATGTAAGAGGAAAGGT